CAGGATTTGTCCCATGAGGCTTCATTTAAGTGTCGACAACTCATTATGTCTGATTGGTATCAACTTAGATGGGGTGATAGGTACCATATATTGGGGAATTTAAATAGATTAGAGAAATATGAGAACGACTTTCTAGGTTATCGTAGGTCAACCTCAATAAAATCCATGTTAACGGGGTTTGGGGGTAGCTGTTTGGTCTTGGACGATCCAAATAATGTCAAAGACGGTGAATCTGAAGTGGAGCGGACGAAAACTAATAACATTATCGCTGGCGGATGGTCTAGCCGTGTTAATAGGCTAGATACTGACATTAAGCTATTGGTTCAACAAAGAATCCATGCCGATGATGTGTCTGGTAATATTATGCGGACCGATTTAGAAGGTGAATGGACCAAATTAATCCTGCCAATGGAATACGAACCAGCAAGCCCATGCAGGACGATCTATTTGCCTTCTTCTGTAGATAAACCTTGGGAGGACCCAAGGAAAGAGGCTGGAGAGGTTATATGCCCTATTAGGTTCAGCCCCAAGGCATTAAAACGTTTAAAGCAGGGGTTAGGTTCAGAATACCGAATAGCGGGACAGCTTCAGCAAAGACCAAGTCCTGAGAAGGGGGGGATATTTAAAAAGGATTATTTCTGTAAATGGACAAAACCAAAGATGCCGTTCTTTAAGCATATCATTCAAAGCTGGGACACGGCCTTCACAAAAAGAAAAGAAAATACAATATTAAAAGTCAGTTATTCTGCTTGTACGACCTGGGGACTATTCGTGGATGAGCTGAAAAAACCAAGAGTTATGTTGTTATCGAGATGGCAAGATCAAGTGGATTACCCCGAGCTCCGTCACCTGGCCCAAAAGATGGCGGTTGACTATAGAGATGATGGAACGATTGATATCAAACCAGACACAAAATATAGGCCTTCAATGATATTGGTCGAAAACAAGGCCTCAGGACAATCAATTATCCCGGACCTTCAATCAGCAGGCATTTCAGTCATAGGCTTCAACCCTACCCCCTATGGCGATAAAGTTAATAGAGCTGAGTTTATATCCGCTTACGTTGAAAATGGCTCAGTCTATCTGCCTACCATTGAGCCCCATCACGTCAATCTAAAACCTTTTGCAGACAAATTCATAGAAGAAGCCGCAGAATTCCCTAATGGCCAATCCTCAGATGTCATAGATACCTTTACGCAAGTCATGATTAGACTTATCAAGAGCGGCTATCTCACCCATACCCTAAACCCAGAAGATGATGATTTAGATGACTATACACCAAAAAGGTTTTATTAGACCAATAGGTTGACTTAACATATTTAATTAAATATGATTAGGTCATGATACCTTCTAACTTTATTAATACTACTGATGACGATGTAGCTCAAATGGGCGGACCTGATGGTGGGGATGAGTCCTCATTAATCGAAGGAGAGCCCTCAGAAGAAGAGTTAGAGGATATTGCCAAAGAATTGGCTGAAAAAGATGTAGAAGAAGATGATTTTTATAAGAACCTTGCAGAAGACCTAGATAATGGGATTCTTTCCAAGCTAGCAGCAGATTTAATCGATGAGATTGATGAAGATAAGTCCTCTCGTTCTGAGTGGATTAATAATACTTCAAAGCTCTTCGATAACCTCGGGTTCAATGTCCAAGAATACCGTCAGGAGCCGTTTATATGGTGCACGGGCGCAGTAGACACAACTATGGCCCAAGGCATTATAAGCTCGTACGCGACCTGTGCGGCTGAATTATTGCCAGCAGGGGGGCCAGTACGTGGAAAAGTCTTAGGTCAGCCTGACCCCCAAAAAGAACTCCAGGCCGTACAGCTAGAAGAAGGAATGAACTGGTATCTTACAGTCAACGACAAACCCTTTACCCCGGATGCTAATCAAGCCATCCTTTGGGCAGTCTCAGTCGGTAATTGTCCCAAGAAAGTCTATTGGGATCCGGTAGAAGAAAAAGTAAAATCCAGAAAAATCAAACCACAAGACTTTATCGTCAATACAGAATGTAACTCCATATTAGAATCAAATAGATTAACGCATGTTATTTATCTTACTAAAAATGAAATTAAATTGAGAATGGCTGAAGGGATTTATCTTGATGTTGAATTATCAGATTTTGATGATGGTGATGATAAGAGCCAGCTAGACAAAGTCATTATGTCCATGGAGGGAATTAAGGATAACACCAATGATAAGCGTTCTTTGTTTGAGTGTTATGAAGTTCATGCACATCGACAGATACCAAAGGTTGATGAGCATCTTACAAAGAAGAAGGGGGTGTCGCTTCCTTATATTATTACCATAGAGGTCCAGTCCAAGAAGATTCTTAGCATTATTAGGAATTGGAAGGAAGACGATGATGCTTACAAGAGGAAAGAGTGTTTTGTTATTTATGGATATTTGCCGGGATATGGTATTTATGGTGTTGGTGTTGGTCAGTTGGTGGGCTCTAATGCGATTGCATTGACGGCTATCCTGAGACAATTAATTGACGCTGGGACGCTTAAGAACTTCCCGGGTGGGATGCGTCAAAAGGGATTAAAGATTGAGAAGAACGATAAAAACGTTCCTCCTGGTGGGTTTGTAGAGGTTGAGACGGGTGGTTTGCCGATATCCGATGTTGTAATGCTGATGCCGTACGGTGAGCCATCTGTCGTCTTAACTCAATTATTAGACAAACTACAGCAGGATGTAAGAAACATTATTCAAAGTGCCGAGAAGCAGATAGCGGAAGGTAACCCTAATGCGCCTGTCGGGACAACGCTTGCTTTATTAGAAACCACAAGTCGGGTTCAGACCATTATTCTTCAAAACATGCATTACGCGCAGAGTCTAGAGCTTGAGATGATATTTGACTTATTAGGTCAGCATCTTCCAGATGAACCATTCACCGCCAATATGCCAGGAAAACAGATTGTTTTAGATAAGAAATTGTTTGGAGATCAATTCAAGGTTATCCCTCGCTCGGACCCTATTGTCACAACCAGCGCACAAAGACTTATCAGAGCAGATTCTCTAGTTAAAATGGCCACCGCCTATCCTCAGCAGCATGATTTAAGGGAAGTTCTGAATCGATATTATGAGGCAGCGAATGTCCCTAATATCGATAAAATATTGCCCGCCCCCCCTAAACCTCAAGGTTTAGATGCAGTGACAGAGAACATGCTCTTGATGCAGGGCAAGCCGGTTGTGGCACTCCCATTTCAAGACCATAAATCACATATAGGCCTTCACAAGCCATTTTCTCAACAGATGATGTCAAATCCTCCTGTTTACACAGAATCCATGCTCCACGCTCAAGTGCATGAGGCTTATTTGCATTTACAGGAAATGATGTTGGGTGAAGCTCATCAATTCATGGAAATGATGGTCAATATGGGACAGCTGCCACCAGAACAGGCGGAGCAGATGATGCAAGGACCATTTGAACAAATTATGTCTAATCCCATGATTCAGAACCAAGTAATGCAATCCCCTAAAGCTCAGCAAGCCATGCAAATGATGAATATGCCATTAGAACAATTAATGGCGGACCCGATGATTCAAAACGCTTTATCTCAGAAAGCTTACCAAGAATTCATGCAACAGCAGAAACAGATGATGGAAGAGCAGGCACAGCAGCCTAAGCCGATGGATCCAGCCACAGTCATGTATGAGCTTGGTATGGCAGAAAACCAACAAAAAGATAAAGCGGCCGATCTAAAATTCAAAGAAACTGAAATGAAGACAGAAACGGAAGCTTATAAGGTTACGCACAATTTTGAAGCTGAAAAGATGAAGTTAGACATTCAAAAAGAGATTTCTGATGATAAAAATCAGGTGAATCTCGAAATCGCCCAATTGAAACAGAAACCATTTTAAGGAGCAGTTATGAAAGATTTACCTAAGACAGTAATGGCCGGTTATGTTGGAAAAGACAGCCAGCGCGAAAAGGGTCGAAAACTGATGAAAGAACTTGGTGGTATCACTAAGGGAAAAACTTATACGGGCGACACTGCTGAAGAGAATTTAAGAGTTTTTAAAAAGGGAGGTCCTGTCAAAAAGGATAGGCCTCACCACGGTTTATCGAAAATGCAAACAGATCTACATTTACCTAAACGGGCTAAATCATCCAAACCTAAACTTGAAAAGTTTGAAAAAGCTTCTGACATGAATATGAAAAGAGGCGGTCGAGCCAAAAAGTCCATGGGTGGACTAATGAGTGAAGCAGGTCCAGCAATGAAGGCGGGTGGCGCATATAATCGAGGAGGCAGTATGTCAATTTACGAAAAACACATGATGGGCGAAAAACCAGGCAAAAAAGCAAAGGTTAATTATACCTCAGATATGAAAGGTGAAAAACCCGTTAGAAAAGCAATGGCCATGGGCGGCGTTGGAAAAACACGCAAAGGCGAAATGACAAAATCTGGCGCACCCAAGTCTCCACGTGGACGTAAGGGCTGTTAATGCTAGAAGAGTTTTCACACTCAATTTTAAATCGTATTGATGACGAGGTCAAAGAAAGAAATGATGTTCTGAATGGCGGCGCTGTCAATACGATGGAATTCTATCGACTTAAATTTGGCGAAAAACAGGGTTTACTTAAAGCTAAAGAAATTATTCATGAAGCAATAAGGACCTGGGTTTCAAATACAATCATTGGCAATTCAGAGGGCATCAGCAATGCAGACAGCGGAAACAATGAAGGCAACACCAGGAAGTATTATTAGCAAGCAAGAATATATTGACAAAAGATTTCCAGAGCTTTGTCATAGATATACTCACCGACAAAGAGACCTTGAAAAGGATTTAAGGAAAACAGCGGAACTTGAATATAAGTATAAAGTAAAATTTGACTATCCTGTTGGTCACATGATTATAGTAAAATTGATTGAAAATAAAGAAATAGAAAAGAAAACCACAGGGGGTATTATTCTACCACCCAAAGATGGTGAGATTGCTGGCTCTAGATTTGTTACATTTTCAGCAATAGTTGTTGCAATGGGAAGAAGCTGTTTCATTGGAAACATGTTCAAAGATTCTGGAATTTGGTGCGAAGTTGGAGATGCAATTCTTTTTCAAAGACACCATGGTGTTCAATACAATGTTAATACAGAAGTTTTAAATTTTGATGGAAAAACTGAAAAAGTAAACCATGTATTTAATTGTTGTGAGGATAAAACGGTTCTTCAAATTTTAAACGAAGAAACATTTATAACCAGAGACTAAAGTTGTAGGTAGTAGGAGTAGAAGTAAATGAAAGAATTTAATGCCTCTGAACATGAGAAGGAATATGTTCCAGAGTATATAGAGCAGCAAAGCTATGAAAGAGAAGAAGAACCTCTTCAACAATATGAGCCTGAAGATGAACCACAGGAAGAGGTTCGAGATGATAGGGCTCCTGAGCCTGAACCAGAACCTGAAGAGGAAGAAAAACAAAAACGCCCTTCTAAGAAGGATGAGGACTCTGAATATAAGGTAAAGCTGAATCGTATTGAAAGGGAAAAATACAGATTACAGAACGCCTTAGAAGAACAGGCGAGAAGCGCATATCAAGTTCAGCAAGAGCGTGACAGGTATTATGCTGAGCTAGAAAAGACCCGACAGACCGGTATGGGTGTATATGGTGAAAACATTGAATACAAGAAAACGGCAGCTGTCGGCAAAAAGATACGAGCCATTGAAGAAGGTGACGTATACGCTCAAGCGCAAGCTGATTTAGAGCTTGCAAACGTTGCAGCCGAGGAGAATCGATTAAGGCAGCTTCAATACGAGCAAGGGGAATACGTCAAGCAGCAGCAAGCCTATGCTGAGCATCTCAGGAACACCCCTCAACCTCAGCCCACTCGCGCGCCTAGGCCTGGAATTGAGGAAGAAAGGGTTAGGTCTTGGGTTCAAAGGAATCCTTGGATAAATTCAAATGATGAAAAAAATTATAATCGAGAGCTTCACATGTATATAGACCAAAAAGTTGATGAGCTTGATTCTGCGCTTATTTCAAAAGGCGAAGGTTATAAAATTTTCACAGAGGAATATATGAATTACATAGATTCCCTTGCAAGGCCATATGTTCCACAAAATCAACCTAAGAAGGAGTTAAGAATGAATTCTGGTAATGGATCTGGTTATGTATCACCGACTTCTAGTCGAGGAGCTTCGGGCGGTCAATCTAAAGGCGGAGGTTTAACCGAAAGAGAGCAAAGACTGGCAACTAAATGGAAAATAAAGCCAGAACTTTTTGCTCAAAAGATTCGGGAAGATAGAACTAAGGGTAACGATAAAAGGGGGTATAGATAATGAGAAAGACAAGAGCAGATGCAAGTTTTGAGATAACTCTTAGAGAAGAAAGAGGAAGCATACCTAGGTTTGAAGATGATTTAACAGAAGAAGAGCGCCGGTATGTTGGCGTTATTCAATCTGACTATCAAGGCGCACTCGATACAACGCGGCTCACAAAACCAGATGGCATGACCTATAACTGGAAACGCGTTAGCTATGCCGGTCAAGCTGATGAAGGCTACTTTGCATACGAAAGAAGCAAAGGATGGCTACCCGTCCCTCTTGATAGGCATAAAGATGAATTTCCTGGTCTGGATGGCCCCTTGATCGAGCACAAAGGTTTAATCCTCTGTGAGCGCTCAGAGAAAGTATGCAAATTCGAAGAGCAATTGAACAGCAGAAAAACTCAACAAAGATTAGATACAGTGCCAACAGATGGATTGAGTGGAGATGCCACCATTCCAGTATTTAATCATAGTACAGCCGCCCAGTTTGGGAGTTATCGAACTTCATAAGCCAAAGGTGATCAAGGTTATCAAAGGTGCTCACTCTAAAATGATGAGCACCTTTGAGATTTGTTGTATTTAAACCTATAGGTCATATTAAATATATTTAGACATAGGTTGACAAGTCAAAAAACATATGTTATGGTCGTATTAATGATAAGCGGACCTGGGCTTTTAAAAAACGGTCGTCTAGCTGGGACATTAAATTGGTAGAGCGGACAGGGCTTTTAAAAACTGTCGTCGGACCTGAGACATAAAACGGTCGAAGCGGGTAAATCTGCTTCATTGGTGACCGCCTCATAAAGAGGTTAGGTAGTAGTTTTTGCCTATTTTATGGAGACAACATTATGTCTTATGGTGCAACGAGTTCACCATTTGGTCTTCTTCCGACCAAAGGTCAAGGCAGCTCAACTGATAACTTTCAGTTCGCTGAATATCTTATTCCTTCTGCGTATGCCACTTCTTTATTTCAAGGCGATCCCCTTTATCAGGCCGCAACAGGAACCATCATTATTGCGGTGGCTGGTGATACCAATCCAATTTTAGGTGTCCTTAAGGGTGTCAAATATTTCGATTCAAACAATAACTTTGTAAGTTCGCCATATTGGCCAGCCAATACCGTTATTGGTTCTTTGGGAACCCTATCTGACGGCAATAAATATGCGACGGCGTTGGTTTATAACGATCCAAACCAATTATACGTTGTTCAAACAAATGCAACGCCAGGGCTAGCAATTCTAGATCAATTAAGCAACGTAGATATGGTTGCGGGCGCAGGAAGCACTGTGAGCGGTTTGTCTGGTTGGATGCTTAATCAAGCAACCTTGGGCGCAGGTGCAACAAAGCAATTGAAAATTATTGCATTGACTCCTGATGTCAGAAATGGTTCTGGGGTTGGTTACAACACAGCAGTCGTAAGAATTAACAATCAAGTTTACGCCGGTGGTACCGGTACAGTCGGTATCTAAGGGAGGATATTTAAATGGCAATGTCAACTACTGATATAGCGAACGAACTACGACCTGGTTTAGCCGCTATTACTGGAGATTATCCAAACTATCCTACGGAATGGTCTCAATTATTCGAAACTTATGATTCAGATAAAGCATTTGAAATCGAAACCGAGATGAGGTTCTTAGGGCCCGCTCAGATTCGTGCTGAAGGTGCACAATCTGCTGTTGACATTATGGGTCAACGCTCTGTGACAACCTACTTGCATCGATACGTAAGTTTGGTTTTTGCTATCACGAGACAGGCCCGTATGGACAATTTATACGAGAGCAAATTCCCATTGGTTGCAAAAGCATTCAAGCGTTCATTCTTGATCGCCAAAGAAACGCTTGGGGCCGCCGTTTTCAATAATGGCACTTCTGCAAACTATCCGGGAGGTGACGGTCAGCCATTGTTCAGCGTGAATCATCCTATTGATGCTGGAGTTTATGCAAATAAATTGGCTGCGAATGCTGATTTAAATGAAGCATCCTTAGAGTCTGCGTTGATTGGCATTTCTGGTTTCCCAGACGTTGCAGGAAACATTACTGCAACTAAAGGTAAGAAATTAGTTGTTCCTAGACAATTAGATTACGTTGCTTGCCGTTTGACTGAATCTCAATTCAGAACCAACACGCCAAACAATGATATTTCTGCTATTTACAACATGAAATCTTTACCTGAAGGCTACATGGTTAATCACTATCTGTCGTCTTCGACGTTTTGGATGGTGTTAACTGATGCGCCAGATGGTTTGAAACATTTTGCCAGAGAGCCATTTGAAACTGATGCATACGTCGAGTTCTCGACCGATAATATCATGTGCAAAGGTTTGGAACGGTATTCATTTGGGTGGACCAATCCACGTGGAGTTTATTTAGGTAGCACCTAATAGGAGATTTTTATGCCATCGATCACACAGAGCAATTATACTGCTGAAGTGAATGCATGGGTATGGGGAGATCCAGGTACTAACGGAACTTTACCTACCTTATCTACCAATGGTGGAAATCCTGTTACTGTAGGCATTGATC